TGCAACTGACACATCTAGATTTGATTGAACCCTAGCTAGTCTATTCGTAAGTACTTTAATCGGACTAAGACCTCTAGTGTCTTGCTCATTAGCTCCAGGATTTTCTAACTTAATATAAACTATATCTTCAAGCTTCAAATCAAAAGACTGTCCTCCATTCACATTCTCATATCTGTAGCCTACTACATCAAAGGGAAAGTATTCAGATATGACAACAACCATATTGACTGGATTGATATTAATCAATTTAATGGTTCCAGCGTTTACTCCTAGTTCGGTCCTTTGCTTGTATAAGAAAATCTCTCCTGATATTAAAAGATTCAAGTACATTTTCTCCTTAAACTCAAAAGTCAACTGATTTAATATTCCATTAATTCTGTCATTAAGTTCAAGCTCTACACCTTCTTTGTCTTCCCCATAAAATGGAATCATAGCCGAAGTCATGGCTAGTCTAGATACAATAGAATAGACATCATCCATGTTCTGGTAGATGGCTTGTTCTTTAAGGGCTTTGTAATGAGGGAAAATATTAGTATTGAAATTAGTCATAAATGCAGCTATTCGCTGATCATTTATTTGCTTAATATTTTCTATCAGTTTGTCGAATTTCTTACGTCCAAAAAAATCCATATTTGTAGTTTAATAAGTAGCAGCTATAAATGTCTTCTTAGGTTTGAGTTCAAAATATTCTCTCATCATTAAAGCATCTGCAAAATCAGGTGACCTTCCTAAAACTTCTTTTATTTTGTCCTTAGAAATGACTCCCTTCTTTAAGTCAGAGTCTAAGGATTTTTGTTTTACAAGTTCTAGTTCTTCAATAACCCATGATTTCACATTCTCTTCACATTGTAAAAATAAATCATTATTATTAATCCGCTCAGATAATCTAAAGTAACATTGACTTTTTAAGTTATCAAAGTTCTCTTTAGTTCTTTTCCCTTGCTCATCATATGGAGCTGTAGGTGATTCAAACGGACTAGAATTATTAACAAACCCTCTATACTTTCCAAAATCAACAATACCTCCACCCATACCATCCTCATCTACTAAGACATCACTTACTCCTATCCCTAGTCTCTTCCTAGCTTCTTCAATTAGATTCAAAGTAACATCTAAAGTTTGCTTTTGATAGTATTTTATAGTAGCTCTAAACCCTTCCCATTCTATTATCACTATCTTATCACCCCCTAATCGTGCAATATCAGCGGTAATATATTTATTACCTGGTTGCACATGATTAGTAAAGCAATCCAATATCTTGTCAAAGTTTATCAAAGTAGAAGGATCATCATCATACTCCCAGTTACCCATCAATAGCCTTTCCTTTTCATTAGAGCTTAATATCCTATGCAGATTTTCAATATATCCTGCTGGAAGCTTCTTATTATCTTGAGGGAAAGCCTGAATGAAAACTATATCTGATGCTAGTCTTCCCTCTTTGAAAGGCCTGTAGTAATCAGAATAAAGGTAGTTTTTAGAAGGATTGCAAGTCTGTAAAAGCTTAGGGACCAGGTTATAGATGTCGTTTTTCCACCTACCAATAGAAGCAAATAGATTGTTCTTAGCAGCTAATTTAAACTGTCCAGCCTCTTCTATCCATCCCCTAGTCATTTGCATAGAACCAAATCTCTGATACAAAGGATCCCTAGGCTGATAAGCTGCATCTATTAAAAAGACTTTAGAGTCATTGTATAACTTAAAAAAGTTATCCTGCCCATTGAATGTATAATACTTTTGGTCTACTCCAATGTTGTTTAAGAACTCTATAATTGTCGGGATGGTATATTTACGAAGGTCAGACAAAGAATCCCTAGCTATGAAGTAATGAGTCTCAGGATATACTAAAGCATCGTGAAATATACAAGCAGCTCCAGTATAAGACTTGGCTCCTCCCTTAGCTCCACCATACACAATGTCTCTGACATCAGAGGATTTCCAAGCTTCAAAGCATTGCCTTTGCTTTTCATTGTGATAATATAATAAGTCAGGTTGCCAAACCTCAGATGTGTTTAAGGAAATCATGTGCTCCTATTATGTTCATTGCCTTTTTATTCTTTATATAACTATCCCAAGTTAAAGGATATTCTTTAGGTTTAGTAATTGCTTTCCATACTATCGTGCAGCCACAATCTGTATCAATAGTATAAAAATCTACATCTGAATAGCTGTTTAAGTCTAATACTAATCTATAGACATCACCATGCCATTGCTGAGTTTGTCTTGGAACCTTAGCTGTAATTTCATCTTGAGGCAAAGTATCATGAAGCATAATCAGTCCACCTTCATTTAAAATCTTTAAGCTATTATCAAGATCCTTTTTAACCTGGTCGTATTCATGTAAGCCATCTATAAAAATCAAATCGAATGTTTGCTGATTGCAATCAAAGAACAGATCGCTTGTCATTGGCATTACGTTTATATGATCAACAGCTGGATCTACCCCAAGCTTGTAAGAACATTGAATCTTATTGAAATTATTGCGGACATTCTGAACTCCTATTTCTAAATAAGACTTAAACCCTCTGCTGTTTGCTAAAAAATTTAGTATGTGAGTGCGTGTCATTTGTACTTTTTATGTTTAAAATATTTAAGGTCATTAGATTTAGAATAGTCCCACTTGTAAGAGTGATAGTTCCATTTCCATTTCCAAGCTACATAGGCAAAGGCAATCTGATCTCTTACTGAGTTTTTAGTTAACTCATCGTACCAGTCAGCACAAAAGTCTTTTATAAAGTCACAGTTTTTTCTCATCATAACTCCCGATGTGATTATCCCATTAAAAGCTGGAACACCTTCAGTTTTGTACTGGTGTCTCTGTTGAAGTAATTCATCCTCATTGCCTCTGTGATTAGCTAAACAACTGTCTATCTCTCTGAATACACAGTCTCTTATTGGATGACTAGGGACCGAGAAGGGTTCGCTGTAATGGTCCATCCAAAATTGATTAAGATTACATTTAATATGAAATGAAGCATCTACCCAAAGAGAATAATTATGAGGGACAAACTTGTCAAATAGTATTTTAATCTTCCTTGCTGTTCTTTGAGGATCACCATCATAACCTGTATGTATAATCTTCCACACATCAGACTTCAATGGCTGGTCTGTAAAGCACCAATAATCCCACCCTTCCGATACTATGGTAGGTTCATTAAGTATGTCATAATCGCCTAGAATCGCTGTATAAACTACTTTATTTTCCATTTCCATATACTTTAAGCCAATGGTCTATCATTTCATCCATTAATAAGTAAAAATTGTATTCAGGCTCCCATCCTAAAGCCCTGATCCTTGAACTGTCACCCCTAAGATAATCTAATTCATTTGGTCGTTTATGCTTATCTAAAATCTTGACTTGTATGTCAATATTTAATTTCCTAGCTACATATTCTATCATTTCCTCCACACTATGAGTCTCACCTGTACTTACAATGTAGTCCCCTGGATCTTGCTGTAATATTAAGTGCATAGCCCTGACATAATCCTTTGAATGTCCCCAGTCTCTATAAGAATAAATATTTCCCAATTCTATAAAATCCTGAAGTTTAAGCTTAATCCTTACCGCTGCTTTAATAACCTTATTAGTTACGAAGTTAGAAGCTCTCCTTGGTGACTCATGATTAAACAAAATACCATTAGAAATCTTTAATCCAAATGATTCACGATAAGTCCTAGTTATGTTATATCCAAACAACTTAGAACAACCATAAGGACTTACTGGCTTCATTGGTGTTGATTCCCTTTGGTAGTTGTCAGCATCTACACTATTACCAAACATTTCTGAAGATGAAGCTTGATAGAACTTAGCATCAGGGCATTGAGTCTTGTAAGCTTCTAATACATTTAAAACTCCCAAAGCATTGGATTGGGCTGTAAACTGAGGCACATCAAAAGAAATCCTCACATGACTCTGAGCTGCTAAATTATATATCTCATCAGGCTGCACATCCTTAATAACCTTCTCTAAACTTGACTGATCTAATAAATCACCGTAATAAGTCTGAACATCTAGGTTACTTATTCTGCTCTCCTGGTGTTCAGGGACTGAGTTTCTTCTTAAAATTCCATGCACCTCATATCCTAAACTTAATAGATATTCAGATAGATAAGATCCATCCTGACCACTTATTCCTGTTATTAGTGCTTTAGCCATTTATTTAAGTTAGGGTAGTTTAACCATGATCCTGAATCCCCTTGCTCTTTAATCTCATCCATAAGTAAAATCCCTCTAGCTGCATCTTCAGGAGTCATGTAATAATGATAACCAAATGACTTAATGTGGTCATCTGAGTCGTAAGGAGTATCTAAATCTCTGCCATCATATCTCATTAACTTAATAGCTTCATAAGCTTTAAGATTGTCCAGTAATATCATTCCACCCCTTCCTATTGGTATTCTCTTCTTTATTTGAAAGCTTAGACACATCATAGAATGTTCTAAATACATCCCTTCTTTCCATCTCACAGCTGCATCTATTACCTCTAAACCTGAGCAAATTAAAGGATAGATACCTGACCACTTAGTAGGTAGAAGCTTATACTTTAACCCAAGCTTAGTTATAGTCATTGGAACCGAGATATAAGTGTTCTCAGGGATTGCTATTGATGAACCATAATCTATCTCTCCGATTGCTATCTTATATCTTAAACAAAGCTCTAAAGCATGAGTGCAGCAATCAACAGCCAAAGCATATCTAGAGCCTGTAAACTCTT